TAAACTTTGTCAGGTCTATTCATAGAGAATCCTCTGTACCCTCTATTCTTAAAATGATAAAGTATCCTTGGTTTATTATTCTCTGCTAGTATTGGCATTCCATAAAACACACAAGCCATTAATACTTCTTCAAAAAATATTTCAGCAGTTTGTGGTCGTGCAATATACTGTAAGAAAAATTCATTACTTGGAGCATTGTCCATATTGAATTTAGTTACACCATGTAACGCACCATTAGAACCACCACCACCTACTACTCCTGATATATCATAAGAGTCACAACCAAACGCACCCAAGTGCTCATTGCCCGGATACTTCACTCCATTTTTTAGTATAACTCTATTTTGTAATCTTTTCTCCGGTGTCCAACTGACAAGGAACCTACCTCTCTTATCAGGACTAAATACAACTTTAGTATCTTTTTCCCCATTCAACCATCTAAACGAACCTCTAGTTAAATGATGTTCTTTAATTAAAGAATCATTGTAATCTATCTGTTGATATATTTTAGTTAGATTAAATATAGACGCTTTACTCTCATCTCTAAATGCATGTGACTCAGTACGAGGAAACTGTCTGTAAAATTCATTTAATGCATCAGGGTCGTTCTTTAATGATTGAACTTCATTCTCCCAATAGTCTATAGCACCAAACTCAATCATTTCATTATCTACTCCTCTCACTTCTTTGGTTGGTGTTCTAAATACAGGGAATCCATATCTATCTATAAAACCTTCCATGTTCCACTCCATAGGAATAAATAAAGAATACATACCACTCTTAGTCATTCCATTAGAATTTCTTTTCATTACATTAGAGCTTTCATATAACTTTTTAAAGTTACTACCTCCTTTGTTTAATGCGTTAGATGTAGAACCCATCATACACTTACCAATTATCTTACTCCCTAAACGTAAACAGGTTTTAGTTACCCTCCAATTATTTAGTATGTCATTTGGTTTTAACCACTTACCACTCTCATCATGCACAAGTAATAATAACTTCTCACCATCATAAGAGTTATCATCTGTGTTCTTCCAATCTATTGTAGTGTCCAATCCCTCCATCTCATCTTCACCTAGCTCATGCATATTCTTTTTAGTAATCTTAGATGCAGGAACCCTGTAAGCAAGTTCAGTCTTTGGTCTATCCATACCATCTTGAATAGGTTTAAAAAAGAATGGTAAGTGTTGAGATATAGGAACAACCTTATCGGTAAACATCTTCTTTGCATCTGAACCTGTCTTAGATAATATGCCTACCCTTGAATCTCTTGCAATGGTTGCAGTATTAACTGCTTCTGATGAACCCATAAATGAAAAACCTGACCGTCTTATCTTTAGGTACACCATACCAAAACAACGCTTATCTGCTTTACACGCTTCCCAATATATAAAGAATATCCTATTAGCTTCTCTATAGTCAGGATAACCTACATCAATCTTAGTCCACTGTAAATACATATAATGAGCTCCTGTTATGTATGTAGCTTTTCCGTTATTGTTAAACCAATAACCATTATCTCTTCTGTTAAACTCCTCCTCAATATAATCTACCCAAGTGTCTTTAAATTCTCTAGGCATATCATTCCATTGAAATATAGTGTTTATTCTCTCTAAAACTTTTGGGCAATCTTCTCTCGTCCAATACATATTGTCTCGTGGGACGAGACTCTTAGGTGACGAAGGCAACGCAATATATAATCCACTAATACATACTACATCTCCTATAGTTCCATCTTTAGAAATAACAACCACGTCATGTTCTTTACTATAACCATATGCCCATGACTTAGACTTGTTGTTTTTTTTAACAACCGACTCAGGGATGTAATCTTTAATTACTCTGTATAAACTATTTAGACCTTCGTTCTGCAAATCCTTGTTTTGTTTCTGTTCGTGTAGTTCCTTTACTTTCGTATTCTAATCTTTCTTTCTCTTCATCGATACGCTTTAATATATCAAACGCATCTATGATAGCTAGTTTCTTTGTAGCTGCAGCATTCTTTAATCTATCTGCAGCAAGCTCATCTTCAGGGTCAGGCTTTATTATTTCTTCCTGAGCAACCTTTATTAATTCCTTAACAGCTTTTTTACCTGCTGCTATTATTTTTAATTTAAGTTCACTTGATTCCATTAAATTACAAATGTTATATTGTTAGTAAACATTCTATATAAAATTTCTCCATCTACCATAAATTGATATTCACTTTCAGGTTCAAAAGAAACTTCATCTCCTTCCTCTACACCAAACACTGCTAACTCTTTATTAATATATTTAACAGTTCCCATCAGTGGTTCGTACTTACATCCCTTCTTTAAAAAAGAATCTTTTACAGGAAGGGGTTTAATAAAACAGTTTCTTCCGTAAGCATTCCACTTACCATTTTTCTTGTACATATAAAACTGTTCGTCTTCAATAAAGAACAAATCTTCTTTAAAAAAACTCCTACCACTCTGCCTTCTACCTTTCATGTCATTATAAAACTTAAAGACATTGTGGTGAACAAGTAAAATATCTCCCGGTTCTATCTCTCCTTTATAGTTTAAAGGTACAGATATTACCTCAGCTTCTCTATTAGATGCTGAAACTTCTTCTTCTGAAGTGCTAGTAATAAACTCTAACCCTTCTATTTCTTTTGTATTGTTATATCTCCTCCCCTTTACAGGACGAACTATAAACCTATCAGGTGATTGCATTTAATTTTATTTTATTAACAAAGCTGTGGTTGTAATACCACTAACTAATCCTACTCCAAACCAAAACAACTTTCGGTCATAAAACTTTTTCTCATCTTTAATAACAATATTTGAAAGACCTATTGTACTTACATAGGGGTTGTCATAATCTACCATGACAATAGGTTTAGGTTTTTTAAATAGTCCTTGAGATTTAAGACCTATGTTTACATTCATAGTATTAAATATTTTCAAGCTATCTACTACTACCCCATCTTTTTTTACCCTACCTCCTATAGTATAGTATTCATCTAAAATACTAAACTTACGAGGAACAGTAATAGAATGTAAATGTTTTGTAGTATCCATATACACTGTATCATATTTAATTACAATACTATCTTTTGTATAAGGAATAAAGATACTATCAAGCTGTGTAACAGTTTTTACTTTTACATTGCTTTGTAGTTTTTTTAATTTTCTGTAGGCTGTCCACCCATAATCAATCGCTTGCTTCTGAGTTAAAATGATTTGTTCTTGTTCTGCAAGTAGCCTACCTGTTTCATCTCTAAGAGTATCAAAGGACTGTCCTTCAATATTTAGTTTGCTAACTTGTCTCTCGTAATGTTTTAACTTCTTGTAGTTACTCCATACAGCACAACCACTCATACATAGCAATAGAATAAGTATTGCTATAATAATATTTTTAATGGTTACTATATCATTTTTATTTTCCTTCATCCTTTGGTAAAGCAATTAAGGAATCTTTAGAGCGTAAGAACAATAAAGATACTGCTAACCATCCACTCATATCTTTGCTATCAGCCTTACCTGTGTAAATCATTACAAGGCAAAAAGCCATAATTAAAAGTCCTACTATTGTAGTAACGTAATTTGATATTAATCTATTTTTCATAATTAAAAGTTTATGTTATATTCTATTGAAATAGGGATTTGAGATGTAAACTCTTTCCATAAAACTACTTCATTGGACCTTATAATCCAAATCTTAAATGATTTTTTATCTACATCAAATTGAATAAGATGTATCTTGTGACTTCCATTAAGCACATCTTGACCAACCAAGTAGTGCATAGCTCCCGACTTATAGTCAGGTCCAACAGAAATCTTTCTAATATCCATTATTGTTTTATCATTAAGATACCTGCTACAGCTAAAGGACCTGCTCCTGTACCATCAGTCATGTATACATCACCTCGTGTCAGTCCTGCTGCTCCTGCTGCGGCATCATCTTGAAACCCTCCACCTGCTGCTCCAACAAGAGGGAAGTTTATTCTTCCTTCAATCTGAGCGTAAGTAGTGGCAGCGTTACCAATAAAAGTTTCATTGTCTTGTACTCCTGTTTGCGTTGGTCCGTATGGAATGTTTACAG